AAGTCAGCAACGAATGCTGCTTTATACTGATACTCACCGATGATAAGCACTGCCTCAGGGATGGAAGCAGGTTTTAGATACTCATACAGTTTATCATACAACTGTCGGAAGACGACCTTATAGTCGTTGTCAAGGTTGGCAACAACCCACTTACGCATCTTAGTAAACTCACGGTCCTTTAGATAAGAGACCAGGGCGTCCATGCTTTGTGAGACCTCTTTACCGAGGATTCCCACATCAATTTGACCAGTAGAAGCATACGCTTGCAACTCATTCAGAGTGCGACGGAAGTCTGGAAAGTATTTACCAATGACTTCAGCGACGACAGATTTGTCATACTCAACACTCTCTCCATCAAGAATGCTACAGACACGGTTGAGAAATTTAGTGGCAAGAAGTTGACGTTGTTTACCTTTGACGGACAGGTCAACCACAGAGCATCGAGACTTCAGAGGGTCGATGATCTTGTTGAGGTAGTTGCAGGTGAAGATGAAGCGACAATTGTTTTGAAACTCTTCGATGACAGCTCGGAGAATGAGTTGGACATCTGGAGTGGTATTGTCTGCCTCATCAATGATGATAACTTTGTGGTTACCACCAACCAGAGATTGAGAAGAAGCAAACGACTTAATCTTGGTGCGGACAGTATCGAGGTGACGACCCTCATCGGATCCATTCACCACGATGTAGTCCAAACCAATCTCTTCACATAATGCTTTGGCAATAGTAGTCTTGCCAATACCAGCAGACCCAGGGAGGAGGAGATTGGGAATCTCACCCTGCTCCACATATCCTTGGAATACTGCTTTAGTCACGTCTGAGAGGATGCAATCATCAACTGTTTTTGGACGAAACTTTTCAACCCAGAGAAACAGTTTTTTAGGCATCAGTCGTTATTAGGTTCGAGGGCAATGAAGTAGTTAAGGGAAGACTCTACCAGGGAGACAAAGTTGATGACTCCACTGTCAGAGATGCAGACATGGTATGACCCATCAAGAATCTTGAGGTTTTCCATCTTCAGACAGTAACAGAAGTTACGCTCATGCAGAGGGACATCATTCCAGTATTCTTTCTCCCACATCACCTTATCGATGGGGACAGCGAAGACGTGACTGCTCTCGGTCTTCTTATCACGGACACAGACACTCACGTTACCTTCGTAAGAGTAAACACAGAAATCAGTGACACTGAAGTTTTGTGCTGCATCACGAAGTTGCTTGAGGTGCTGACCCTTCAACTCAAAGTTGATAACCTTCTCAGGCAGATTGGGGTCATACTGAGAGGGAGGGCGACCACTGATGATCTCAGGATCACTCAGGACATAGGTTGCCTTGCCACGGGTAGTCTGATCAATGATCATGACCTTGTTACTACCAGTGAAGAGAATCTCAGGTTGATCAAACATCATACAGGTCTTAACAAAGAGACCCAGGTCATAGATCGGGAGGTCCTGAGGAAACTCTTCAGCACAAGAAGAAAATGCAAGGATATTCTTGTTGAGAGACATCGTTGCCAGAGTCTTCTGCTCCTTCTCAATGAAGATCGAGCGGTTGATCTCAGAGAAACTCTTGAGCACACTAATCGTCTTTTTGGAAAGTCGGATTGGTTGGGACATAATTACTGATTGTAGGTTTCTCGTTGGGCGTTTTGGTCGTTGAAATACATCAACAGCACTGCATAGTGTAGCACCTTCATGATGTCACGTCTAGCGGTGCCTTTCTTATCGTATCGAGAAGCATACTTAAGGATGTTACTCCTACAGAATGCTTCGCCGTCACCGACTGCAGCGATAAGATCTAGGGTCTGAATACCTTCGTCACCAGAAGAGTAGTGTTGACGATAGGTATTCAGAATGTATTCGCGCAACTCATCAAGAATTGCAGTTTCATTGTACTTATTTGCCATAATGTTAGGAAGCAAGGAGGTTGTCAACATCCGTCATAGAAACTTCACCATCAATCTTATCATACAATTCGGAAAAAGATTGCTTGGTTTCGTCATCGAAACGATTCAGGCAGACACTGATTGCCTTGGCACGGTCACCAAAGATTGCATATGCCTGAATGATGTGGACAAGACGACGGGTTGAAATGATCTCATCAACACCACCCTCATTGAAGGTCTTGCGGATCATATCTGCCCACATAACAAGGTTAGCAATAAACTTGTCATCACAAGCATTGAGACCCTTGCAGTAGTTGTTGAGCATCTTAGTCTCAATAGAGGGGGTGGGATACTCTTGCTCGAAGGTCAGAGGGAAACGCTCAAGGAATGCCTCATTGAGCACGTTGGTGCCAATGAAACGACCATCGTCACTACCCTTACCCTTGGTGTTTGCAGTAGCAACTACAGTAAAACCAGGAGCAGGTTTGACATAGCGTCCGACCTTCTTAAGAAAGACACCCTTACCCTCAAGGACAGACTGCAGACACAGGATTTTGTTAGATGCCAGGTCGATCTCATCTAGAAGAAGCACAGCTCCCCTTTCCAGAGCATCGACGACTGGTCCGTTGTGCCAAACAGTGTTGCCATCAACAAGACGGAAACCACCAATAAGATCATCCTCGTCAGTTTCAATGGTGATATTGACGCGAATCAACTCCCTATTTAGTTGGGCACATGCTTGCTCAACACCAAAGGTCTTACCGTTACCAGACAGACCAGTGATGAAGATAGGGTAGTAGATTTTGCTACCGATGATCTTCTTCAGGTCACGGAAATTCCCGAACGGGACGAAATTGCTATCTTTGGATGGAATCAAGTTGGTATATTCCCGATCGGTAACGTTAGCAGGTGCAGCAGAAGGTGCTTTGAAGGACTGCTCAAGGGACTCTTGGACAGTCAGACACCACTTACCACGACCAGACTTGAAGGAGTCTAGACGCTTGCTGATGGTGGGGTAGGAAACATCGAAGTGATCTGCAGCACGAAGGAGGTGGGCAGTCTTCACATCTTCACCGAAGTTGCGAGTCAGAAAATCAACAACTTCATTGGTGGTCAGGTCGGACTTGGCAGGCATTGGTGTGTCTCTCGATTACCTTGTAATCATACAAGAATATCGACGAGAAGGGGAGAGGCAGTGGACACTACCCAATCTGGTCGGCGCTCTGGTCGCCTGAGATAATTGTCATAAACCCAAGGTTTGCTGGCAACGTAACGCTGATATGCCGTGATAGTGTCAATAAACTTATCTTCTTTCAATTCTTCAGGCATTGCCCTAGCAAATGGGGTGTGATCCTCTGGACATCCGTTAGGTGCAATGATTGATGCCACGCGAATAGAGTCCTCACAGGCATGTTTCTTACCATATCTGTATGTATATTCTTCACACAAACCAATCCCATGTTGGAGCAACCAGTGAACATTATGGCGTGACTCTGCTACCCATTTGGTGCATGGATGATTCCTGAATGCACCCTTCTCTGTTGCGTATGGAGTGCCGTCTGCCTTGTAAACATTGCCTATGTTGTGATACCACTTGGAGTAGACGATGCTTAGCATCTGACAGCACTCCAGTGGCATCTTAACTATATGCTTGTCTGGCAGCATGGTCGCTGCCAGGTAGGCGTCGTCGTCAACAGCGAAGATATTCATGCGATATGGGAGATAAAAGAGGAGAGAATTTTCTTGTTGGTTGCCTTGCCCTTCAGGGACTTCTTAAAGGCAGCACGAATCTGTGCTTTGGTAGCATCTTCTGTCACCTCAAACTCTGTGTCAGCACTCAGACTATCAGATTGAATCAGATAAAAACTGGTATAACCCATTGCCTTAACATTAAGTGACTTAGTTTTACGAAACTCCGTGATCAGACGATCCGTAGATTGGCGATAACCATCGCCAAGACGATAACGGATGGTATTCATAGCGTCACGATTAGAAGCAATACGAATGCCAATGATATTTACACTGGGCATAGCATGGTCAAGATACTCAAGAAGTTTAGGAGTCAAATCGTATGCAGTATTGGCTACAGGAGTGCCAACGTATCCAATAGATTTATCACGGATCGTGGCACCATGGGCACAAGCAGTGCGATACAGATTGGGATCCATAACACCATCCTTAGAATACTTAGAGCGACGCAGGGCACCGATACCAGCAGACTCACCATCAGTCAGGATAACGGAGTGGACCTTCTGCAGACCATACTTTTCCTGAAACTCAGGGATGATAGTGCGAAGACAAATCAAACCTTCATTCAGAGGAGTGCCACCCAGGGAGAAGTCAGGGGGGATAGGTGGGACATAGTGATAGTAACGATTATCCAGGCGGGAGTAGTGATAAGCAATCCTGAAAAGACGCAGGCACTGATACTCAAACATGGACTTGTTGCAGTCACTGCTGAGGAATTCTGCCAGTTTGAAGTTTTCAGGGATGCTGAATTGATTGGGTCCTGGGTTGGCATGATGAGGGTGCTCGGAAGTATCTTGATTCTTATCCCAGAAGAAGTTACCAAAGGCATAAACACTGAAGGGAATACCAACTTTCTTACAGAAGAAGCACAGGGTCAACAGTTGCTTGACAGTATCATGAATAACATTACTCATAGATCCAGACCAGTCAAGTAGGAAGATCAGACCGTGATTCTTACCATCGGGGGTAATGGTAATGCGACGGAAGATGTCATCACTAAACTTGTAGTTGTGTAGTTTCTGGGTATCGAGCACACCAGTCTTGGAAGTTGATGCACGAGCATATGCAGCAGCAGACTTCTTACACTCAAACTCCTTGACAAGATAGTTTACTTCTTGCTGGCAAGACTTCTTGAATTGGCGATATGTGGAATCACACTCATCAAAAGAGATACCGACGTAAACTTCATGCCCAGGATCAGTATATTGGGGCAGACTCCAGAAAGTATCAGCAGTTTCCCAGACCTGACGCCAGGGCACGATCACACTATTGGTATTGATCTTGGGAATATCGTAGTAGGAGGGGGAATTCCAACCGTTTTGATCCTGATTGTGCTTCAGAGACTCCTCAAAACTCTTATCGGTGTGACCTTCTTCGATCTCATCGTGACCACCTAGGTTATCTTCTTTAATGGGACCGCTGGTTGCACCACCAGGGGTGGATTGTTGACGATCTTCCTGGGTCTCAGTTGCCTCTTCAGACCACTCAGACTGAGGAGACTCAGAGTCTGCCTGCTGAGAGTCTACACCAGTGCCTTTGTTGGTGTTGTCCTCGGTTTCAGGGGGAGTCTGGGCATCTTGATCACGTTGCCATTCAAAGACATCACGAGCGAGCTCAAGTGCCTCATTGAAGGTCTCAGCAGCACCTGCACGATCGACAAACACCTGCTCTTCGGGGGTGAAGGGGATGGGATTGGTTGCATCAACGATGCCAATCTTGTAGTGGAGGTTAATGCGATCGATCAGTTTGAGTTTATCGACATTCACATCGGAGATACCGAAGAAGTCATCATCATTCAACTCACGGTAACCATTGTAGAAGTCTTTGCGAAGACCAGGAAACTTACGCTTCATGAGTTTCTCAACACGCACGTCTTCAGTGATGTTGATGTAGGACTTGGGGATAGTGCCAGCAGTCTCTCCCCAGGCATCACATGGAGTAAATAGCGCGTGACCGACCTCATGACCCAGAAGGAGGTCGTAAACGGTGTTAGAGACGAGCCAGAGGGGCAATGAGAGCACTCTGGTATCGACATCGAAGGAAGCAGTCTCACACTTCTTGTGCTCAACCGTCAGATTCTCGGTAGCAAGAAGGCGAGCAAGTTGACCTTTGATGGTGTGGAGTGTCATTCGTCTCTGTCGGTTACCCACATACTATAAGACCCCCCACCAGGAGGAGGGAGGTCACGAGTGCCAGTTTGGTAACTGGCGAGCAGTGAGAAACTGTGCTGAAGGCATCGATGCTTCAAACAATTTCTTTGCTTCTAGTTGATGGACCGCAGTGACTGTGGTCTTGTGACGCTTTGCCCCCGTAGTGGGAAGATGGTATGTCACTTCGTATTTATTCTTCATTCTAGTGGTCGCTTAAATGACTTGTGAGTAATACTATCAGCATCAAACATCATCTTCATATACTCAACACCCTTCTTGGGGTGTGTATGATCACCACAGGTAAAGATATCGCAGACTGCCATGCCTTTCTCTGGCCAAGTATGAATGCTGATATGTGACTCAGCAAGCATGGCAATACAAGTTACTCCCTGTGGATCAAACTTATGGGAATTTAACGCTAACAGGGTAGAATTACACTTAACAGATGCCTGATATACAGTATCCCTCACAAAATTCTCATCATCTAGTAAACTCTTTGTGCAACCCCGAAGGGTAAACAAAATGTGTTTCATACTCAGGCATCCATACGCAAAGAGGAAAAGTCGTTTTCTTTAACGAATTCGATTGTAGTCTCAAACTTATCCAAAAGCAACTCCCCTTTGTGAGAGATGATAAACAAGTTAGTATTTGTGCCTAAACCCTTCAGGATCTTAAGCAATTCTTCTGTGGCAGTGCTATCGAGACTAGAATCAAACACTTCATCCAGAATCAGAAGGTTGGTGGAGGTAGAATTTTTAAGTCTGGCGACATCCCTCCATGTAAAGAGTAGAGCAAGGTCAATCTTCTGCTTCTCTCCCTCAGAGAAGGACGCATAAGAAAAGTCATCGCGGTAGCGTGACATAATTTTCTCGTCGAAATTCTCGTCTAAGGTGAAGTTGACATAGAAATCCATGCTTTGAAGATACTTATTGATCCTCTGGTTAATCACTGGGACAAACTTCTGAATGATCTTGGTCTTGATGCCACCATCCTTCAGGAGTTTTGACACAATGGAATAATCTTGGTGATTCGAGTTTACTTTAGCACACTCTTCGAGTTTTGCGTCAAGATCTTCCTTGTATTTCTCTAGGGATTCTTGCTCACACTTAAGTGCTTGAGTGTCTTCCTTGATAGTAGTTTCATTCAAGCGAGTTTCTGCTGCTCTCTTGTTGTTTCTAAGGTTTTTCAACTCATTCTTGAGAGACTCATAGAGTTTTGCATTCTCAGTATCAGCATTTACCTTATTCTCGATAGATTCGAGAGCAGGTTGCATCAATTCCAACTTAGAATAGTAAGTTTCATCCTTACTTTTTAGATCAGAGACGTGAGAATCCTTCCACTCTGCGTTAATTTGCTGTGTGCAAGTTGGACAGGTGTCATTCTGAGTGAAAAATTCTATCGTAGAGAGGTTAGATTGAATCTTCTGCTTCACCTGAGAGATTAGATCCCTCATTTTGTGGTATTGGTCCTTGTTTACAGCAGATTTTGCTAGTAGATCACCCACATTTTCTAGTTGGATCTGCGTTTTCTCGATGTCCTTCTCGCAATTTCGGATATCAGTCTTCCATGAAGACTGCATTGCAGCAATTTCGTCCTTATTTTGCTGATACACACTACTCAAACGATGCACATTCTTGCTTTGTAGGTCGTATCTATTCTGTGCGAGAGCTACAGCGTGCTCACACTCATTCATTTCTGTCTTGATCTCCTTAATCCTATCCTTAAGGAGCATATTCATCCGCGAGAAGACTTGGATATCCAGGAGATCTTCGATAACTTCTCTTCTATAAGCAGCAGGAAGCTGCATGAAAGGCACAAAAGTGCTACTACCAAGAATAACAACCTGAGTAAAAGACTTGAAGTTAAATTTAAGTATGCTTTGCTCAAGGTATTTTTGATAGTCTCGATTCGCTGCATCCTGATCGATGAGTGATCCGTTTCTGTGGATCTCGAAGACATTTGGTTTAATACCCCTTACTACTTTGTATACAGTAGACCCAATACTAAACTCAACTTCAACTACACATTCCCTTTCGTTAATACTGTTAACAAGTTGTGGTTTGTTAATCTTACGAAAAGGTTTGTTAAACAGAGCAAAACACAAGGCGTCCATCATGGTGGACTTACCTGCACCGTTTGATCCAATAACAAGAGTGGATCTATGTGTGTTTAGATTAACCTCAGTGAATCCATTACCAGTGGAAAGAAAATTCTTCCATCTCACTTTATCAAATACAATCATTCTGTTAAGGTTGCGGGTGGTATAACAATGTCATTTTCGGAAATCAAGGTGTATCGATACCCGTGTGCTTTGCAGTTTTCGATGACATCATGTCTGTCCACTTCGGAGATCTCAAGTTGTCTTGGGAAGTCCATCGCTTCAAGTAAACCATGATACCTCACTGCGTCGTCGTTGGCAACAAAGAGTTGGACGATTCTTTCTTGACAAGATTCATCCCAGACAGCATATACGCCACCGCTCTCTTCGTCCACGAGGACATACATTTTATCTGGGTCATTCTTCGACATTACACTTCAAGCGATTCTACATAGAGAGACTTGAGAATTCCAAAGATAGAATCTTTGTTTGGCATGTCAGAGACGCACCTCTCAAGAATTGTCAGAGTATCTTCCACTTCAACATCGTCAACATCTTCACCCAATTCATAGGTGGTATCTTCGATGATTTTAAGATCTGCTGCTTCACAGTGCTGAAGGTAACGAATGGTCTGATCAAATTTAAGTTGATCATCCTTATTCTCAACAACAAGTTTCACATAAGATCCTTTCAAGTCCATTTCTTTGACACGCTCTAGGCAGTCATCGGTATAATAGATCTTCTGGAAGATATCGTATGGGTTGCGATGGAAGGTTAACTTCTTTGTATCAGTATTTAGGATATGGAATCCACGTTTCTGACCGTAGTCATTCCAGTATAACTGATACGGATTACCAAGATAGTTGATATGTCCCTTTCGGGACTTCATGTGAAAATGTCCTGAGCAGACCAGATCAAACTTTGAGTATATGGATGGGTCGTCACCATGCTCCATACGGTGACCAGGAAGAGCTTCAAAACCGTTAAGCTCAAGATGGCCCATGCAGATAGATGCATCACTATTCTCGATTTCTGCCATGGTGGAAGATCTATTGTCATCACAAATCCAAGGCAGAAGAAGTATATCAGTGTCACCAACTCTACGTTGACAAGGCACATCGACGACATCAATGTTGCTGTACTCTCCGAGAAGGAGATCTGGGGCATTGATGCGAAGAGTATTCTTGTAGTAGATATCATGATTACCTACCAGCATCGTGAGATGCACACCACGCTCGGCAAGAGCGTCAAACCACATCTCCTTTGCTGCTTCGAGTGAATTGAAGTTGATACTCTTGCGTCTATCAAAGGTATCTCCGAGAGCAATGACTTCGGTGATTCCCAACTTATCAATAGTTGGGATTACTACATTGGAATAAAACTGCCTATACTTGTCAATGAAGACAAGGTTGTCATTCCTTACTCCAAAATGCTGATCCGTAATGAGCAGTATATTCATAACCAATACCAGTGGACTTCAATTGTATCACAGTTTTCCTCCGACAACACTGTCGTAGGTCTTGACATCCTCCATGCCCACAGGTGGCTCGTAACCATCACGCTTCCATTTCAAATGCCAATAGGTTGCACTCAAGCAGTGATCGTATTCAATGGCAAGAATCAACTCCCTACCATCCTCGTGATAACTCTTGTGCATACCGAAACGAGTCTTGACAAGTCTGACCTTACCCAGATCTTCGTCACCGACAAAGACTGACCAGTCAGTAACCCACTTGTCATACTCGTGTATCTTCACATCTGGCATTCATTAACCCCTCATAGTGGTCTCGATCCGAGACTTGATCGAATTCATTGTAGCGTAGTCGTCACTACCGTCAATCGAAAACACCTCGTCGTAACCATTCTTCTCAATCAGTTTATCTTTGATGTCCATCTGACGCTTCTCCTTAGCAATGCGTCTCAGGAATGCATAGTAAACGATCTGGGTAAAGTATGCGAATGGGTTAGTTGACTTAGCAGGATCGAAGTTGTCGATGTATTGGACACAGTTTTCGATACCATCGCAAATCATGTCCTCTTTATACATGTAGTTGATAAAGTTAGGACGATAAGAAAGATGTGTAGCAATCTTAAGGAAGCATTCACCGATGTAATTGTTAATCCTGGGCTTAGGTTTGCCTTCGGACGCAGCAATCTTGACGGCTTGTCTATAGACAACGAGCTCGTCGAGAAACCTTTTATTATCTACATAGTGCTGCTTCCTTTTTTGTGGCATGTAAAAAGTCTGCATGTATTGACGTAACAATTCATGTGACTAATATAACTTATATTTAAGTATTAGTCAACACTATTACTATTCTTCCACTGCTTCTCCAGTTGCTTTCTCAATTCATCAACCTTGCCAACTAAACCCATGTTTTCGTTGATCGAAGCGTGGAAGTAATCATCATCGGCGTCTTTGCCATACTCTCGCAGTAACCACATCTTATACATCTGAATCGCATCATCACTCATAGGAGCAATGCAAACAACATCAGACTCATTCACGATGTAAAAATCTTCTTCAGCGAACATCATCCACTTGGTAAACCCGATGGCAATCCCCTGTTGGGTCTCGCTCTTATTAACAAATGTGCTATGGGGTTTTGCGGGGTGGGAGACAAAGATCACAGTCTGACCTTCCTCCTCTGTCGCCAGCATGGGTCCCAAGACTTCCTCACCAGAGATAAGTTTGATGACCCCGTAAAACTCTTGTTCGTGTTGAATGTAGTTAATCATCTGTGGTTAAATTTTATCTTGGTTAATTCATAATCGAATTCTTCAGAATCGTAAATCGCCATGCGGTGAAGAAGATGTCTGAAAGTGTGGTTATGCTGGGATCCTTTAGAGCAATCATCGGCAATATCATACAATACTGCCTGTGCTTTATTCTCACCCTTTCTCAATACTCTACCAATAGATTGTAAATTTCTCACTCTAGACTTGGATGGAGAAGCAAAAATTACATTATGCAGGTTGCGAATGTTGATACCAGTGGAGAAAGTGCCATAACTTGCTACGATTATAGCATTAGTTTCTCTTTCAGTAATCTGTCTCGCTTCTTCTCTGTCCTCAATATCGACGCCACCGTGGATGAAAAACACCTTACGGTCGCCTCTTTTACTATTTATCATTTCGTATAGTGGCTCACCATGCTTCTCGATGTAGTTAAAGAGAATCAAAGTATTACCTTCAAGATCCAAAGACAGTCTGGTGATAAATTTGTTTCGCCTCTCGTGTGAAACGATGTAATCCATCTCCTGTTGATAACTATCAAACGGGACCCATCCATGCTTCAGTAGAAGGATCTTAACCTTTAGTTGTGTGAGGTGACCTTTGTCTTGCAATTCCTTTGTCTTGGTGACCTGATCACATGCACCAAACAATCCCTCCAGGACCAACTGATGTGTCTGCAATCCATCTAGGGTGCCAGTAAGTCCAACGCGATATTTTGTATCAGTCATCTTAGTGAGAATACCCACAAGAGACTTTGCCTTATAGAGGTGTGCCTCATCACCGATGACAGCATCAAACCTTTCAAAGAAATTGCGTGGCTCTTTATAGATCGATTGCCAGGTGGAGATCACTACAGGGTGCTTCACATACTTCTCTCGCCCACCCATGATCTTGTGGACATACGCATCTGCCTTCCAACCATAATCTTCAAAGTCCTTATACAACTGCTCAACCAGGGAGGTTGTGGGGACAATGATGAGGGTATCTAGACCCTTCTCCATATACCATCGGATCAGACAATAGATAATCAGGGACTTTCCCGATCCTGTGGGGGATAGTAGTAACTTCCTACGATGCTTAAGTGCTTGGAAAATTGCTCTGAGTTGGTAATCTCGGACCTTGAAAGGCAGACCCAAAGATCTAACAAAGCTCGTAACACTCTCAGGGCTGACATACTCTTCTTCTCCCTCAGGAAGACCGTAAAACTTATTGTCTTTGATGGTGTATTCATATCCTTTCTTGGACATGAATTCTCTAAGGTAATTATAGAGACCTACATAGATCTCTCCTGTGCCAGGTGAATAGAGACGAATCTTCCCGTCCCAATGCCTCTTCTTATAGTGAGGCATAAACTTTGCATTTGGGACATCGAAACAAAAGTATTCCGACAACTCTTTATGAATGTGTTGCTCGGCGTCAATCTTGAGGAAGACTTCGTTTTTCTTTTCAACTGTTGTCATCTAATTGCATAATACTTGATGATGTCGAAAGCATTCTTGATTGAAAATCCACGGTTGTCGATTTGTTTGAGAATCCTTTCAATAGAATTTATGCAAGTATCAAGGTAGTCAATTTTTGCCTTGGCTCTGCACATCTCTTCATCACCATCAATGTATAGATCAAGGTCACCCTTCAGCACTTTGGTGGGGAATGCCTTGCCATCGATCGTCTTCTTGCCAGAATAATACTCAAACTTATCAAGTCTGAGTTTCCTATACTTTACCTCTGCTTCGGACAACATCAACCTAAATTCATTCCAATAGGTCAGATACTTAGAGTGTAACCGAGCAGTGTCGAGACTGTCATTGGCGAGGAGCTCAGGCAAGTCTCTGTGGAGCTCAGAGTCCTTCTGCCACATCTCTTGAATTTTATCTAGATTCATTATTCAAGGTTAGTTATTCTACGGGAATCAGCAGCGTCTTGGATTTCATACAACAGATATCTAAAGTTAACTGTTGCTGTTGCAGCGTCGCTACCGTCTAGTGTAGCATTAAACTGGATTCCAGACAAACTCGTAGGAAACAGACCTTGGAATGTGACAAAAAAGTTTGACCTAAAGTTACTGTTGAGCACAGCAAGTGTGGCATCAGCAGAGATCAGATCAAACTCTTTAAGATTCGGTTGATTGTATTTGTTTTTAATAAACTCGATGTAAAAACGACGGTCCTTGGTGCTCTCAGGTGTGCCAAGTGCTCTCAACCAGTTGTGGACCAGCGTGTAGTTTTCCAGATCTTCGTCAACCAAGAAGGTCATCTGGAAGTCTTCATACTGTGTGAAACCATCCATCGGAAGACCTCTACCATAGAAGGTAGATTGCTCTGGTGTGGTGTTGTTGATACCAGGAAGGTTTGCAGATTGAGAGAAATATGCAACCTTAGGAAACTTTGCCAGACCGAGTTTGAATCCAATCGGTGACAGGAAGTTTCTATTTTCAATCTGCTTATTCCAGGTAGTCATCTTTTATCAGTCTCTACCTGAGTATTTAGGGTAGTTAAATCCGATCTCCGACAACTTATCGAGGATCGCACCGTATTCCTTAAACATCTTATCACCTGCGATGTAGCGTCGCTGGGTGTGCCAGATAGCCTTAGCGAGTAGTTTGTACTCTGTGTCACTGAAGTTGATGCATTCATCCATGGTTACTTTCCTTTGATAATTTCTTCCATCTGACGACGGACATAATCTCTATGGTCTTGATCTTCGTGATCCTTTCGGGAATACCCGTGCTTGTTATGGACTATGAAATGCCCTTGCACCATCATAGTTATACCAAAAAGGAATAGGGCAATCACCCCCACCCACTCTACAATGTGATGTTGAGCCATGGGAATACTGGCGGGATTACACCTATGAGTCGGAGGAGACCTTCAGCAAAAAGAGCAAGAACGACCCAACCAACACACATAGAAATAATTGAAGCATTACGGTTGTGTCTACGAATTGCATCGGCAATACTCACATCGATCATTTTTTGAATTTCTTCTTTATCCATAGTGGACATCCTCTGAAGCATAATCGTCTTCCCCGTCATATAGGGGACATGGTTCTTCCATTAGGATATCCACCTTAGCTTGGATGACACGATCCTTTAATACTTTGTAGTCTTCTTCAGTAGGTAAACTCATTGAGATAGTCTAACAGAGTGTTCAGTACTTGGTGTGCTGCCTCTTTCTTCTCATCTGTATCAAACCGACTATCGGAATCCTCAAATAAAGCCGTTTTCATTCCTAGCAGTTTGTGGACCATATCATTACGGTCCAAGCGAGATCTGGGCATAATAATAAAAACACCTTCCACTATGATAGTAACTATTTATTTTTATGGGTATATCTACTGACTTATGTCAGCGTATGAGGATCAATCACGCTGTCTCCAGTCATCTGGTTTGTCTTGATTAAACCAATCCACAATCTCATCAGCACTACCAAAACCAGTGCGATGATTGGATGGATCGGGGTCACCTAATCCCATCTTATTCATGAAGTCGTCCATGCTACCCTCTTGCATATCAGGGTTAGCAGCACGTCCTCTTGCTCTTTTAAGCATTTCTCTGGCAGAAGTATTTGCTTTACCCAACTTCTCTGCCCAGATCATATCTTCTAGTTTAACTTCTTCTCCATTAGCAATGCATTTACAGATAAACTCAAGGCGCAGTCTATACTGAGTTGAAAGCATGTTACTCGTCCGAAAGATAGTGCTCTAATTGATTGATTCTAGAAAATTCTTCGTATGCCATCTCCGATCTCATATGGAGAATATCACGAAGATC